AGCATCGTTACCCCTAGGCTATGGGCGCTGCAGCAGAAAACAGAGCTGCAGACCCTGGCGATCAACGAATCTTTAATGCGGCTAGATTGGCCCTATTGGAACCCGGAAGCCTCCGAGGTATCCTACCGCCCGATATCGCCCGATCTGGTAGTCCTGACAGCTTCGGAGGATATGCCGGATCAACCGGCCCGGGTCGAAGAGCTAAGGCCGCGGACTAAGAACGGCGAAACCGTCTGGTGTTGGGAGATATGGGATATCTCCGATCCGGCGGCGCCCGTGTTTCGGATTGAAGCTGTAAGCGCAAACGGCGTCCGCGTGGATGTTACCGCGCAATATGCCGCAGGCCTTGAAGGCGCCTATCCGTACATGCGGAACGGAAAACCGGTCCTCCCCTATGTTCTTTACCATGCGACGATCGGCGCGGGCCTATGGAGCTATCGCGAGGGGATCGAGCTAGCGCGCGGCTCGCTTAGGCTGGCGGCTTTGTGGTCGCATTGGTCCGATGGTTTCCAAAGCTGCGCGCATCCGCAGCGGTATGCGCTGGACGTTGACACGCAGGCCGGTATCACCAGGACGATAGCGGGCGTGCAGGTGGACACGGTACCGATCGATCGAAAGTCTATTATCAAATTCCGCAGCTCCGGCCCGGGCTCCGGTTCCATCGGTAGCCTATCGCCAGCCATGGAACCCCGAAGCGCGGCGGAAGCCCTCCGCGTGTACGAATCGGGCTTAGCGACCTATGCCGGGCTGAATCCTGCAGATCTGCAAGTGACGCAGGCGCAGAGCGGCTATGCGATCGTCGTGTCCCGCGCTGGTATGCGGCGGCGCATGAAAGCCCGCGAACCCTCGTTGCGCATGTCGGATCAGCTACTGCTAAGCCGGGCGGCCATGCTTTCGAACGAGTACGGCGGCACCGCTCTACCGGAAGCCCCGGGCGACTACACGATCGAATACCGCGGGGTCTCAGAGTCCAGCGAGGAAACGAAAGGCCGGGCTGAGCTGATTAAGGCGAAGTTAGAGATGGGCTTGATCTCCAAGGTGGACGCACTCCGGGAATTAAACCCGGAGATCGGTTCCGACGAAGAGGCGATTGAGCGGCTACTGAGGATCCAAAGACTGGCAGAGGTTCTAAACACGCAATCGGAGCAAAGCGAAACCGCTCTGTAAGGGGAAGACATGGCCGAAGATAAAGACGCCGCGCAAACGGTGCGGATTGAACATGCAGCCGCAAAGGGCGAGGATCGCGGCGGTGCTTCCGTTCCGAGCTTTCGCCTGCGCGAGGAAAGCGAACGGCGCCGGGTAGCGGAGGCTAGCGCCGCAGACCTAACCGCGCAGCTTGAAACACTGAAAGGCGAATATGAGAAAACCAATAGCGGCCTTCGCGAGCTGCAGACCTCGCACGGGCAAGACATGCACTTGATCGAGCTGGGGTTTAAGGCTCCGAGCGTGCGCCGGTTCTTCCGCCGGGAATACGTGGATAGTGTCGCAGAGCTCGCCGCAGACGCCCGGCCTACATTTAACGACTGGCTGAACGAAAACGCATCTGATCCGCTGTACTCTGTACACTTTGAACGCTTGAAGGGTACAGCCCCGGCGGCGGAGCCTAATAGCGAGCCGGCGCCCGTATCGAATCCGAGTACCGATCTGCTATCGGCGGTCCGTGCGATGATAGAAAACGGAAACCCAAACGCGGGCACTTCGCAACCCGCCGCGCATAACGGGCGCCAATACTCCGGCGATGAGATCTCAGCCATCCGCGGCAAGAATAGCGGAAAGCTAGGACTGCACAAGGACGCAGTATTAGCTACCCTGCGCGCGGAGGGCTTGATCAAATAGCCTAGAACCGCTTACATTAGAGATAAGCCGCACCGGCGCTCCGGCCGATACTCGGGGATTCGCGGTATCAAAACCATAAAACCCTGAGTATTTATCATGGCCAACGAAGTTACCTTTACAGGGCTCGCCACTAGTGGCGGGCGCGTATCCTCCGTTCTTTCCTCTCTACTTATGGAGACCTTGCACGATCCGACAGATCTTCGGGCCGTTATGACAGAGGTACCTTGGGCCTCGATCGGCTCCGACAGCATGTCGGTTACGCTTGACGCGGCGCCCGGTGCTTTCAGCGCCGCTAGCTCTGAGATCTCGCACGGTACCGCGGCAGACAATGCAGCGTACACGACCAGCAAGTTTAGCTTGCAGGTCGCGCGCTATGTTCGAGCCTATCAGGTGTCGGATCTATTCGGCGTTTCCGGCGGTCCTGTTGATCTGGAAGCGGTGGTTAAGACCCTCGCAGCCGGTGTCGGTCTGACTATGACGGATCTACTCTGCGCTCTGTTTAATAGCGTTGGAAGCTCCGTCGGTGCGACAACCGTGGATTTGTCAACAGACACGATCTATGACGCGGCATTCCAGCTCAATAGCAACGCCGTAGTCGCTACTACAGACGCGCCGCTAACCTGCGTTCTTTCGCCGGTTGGAATGAATGACTTTCGCCAGTCGCTAAGATCGGAGGCGGGCGCAATTCAGTACACCGACGCAAGCGCAGCCGCACTTGCTACGCGCGGTCCTGGCTTCCAAGGTACATGGAACGGGATCGAATTCTGGCAAAGTGATAGCTGCGCGCTGATTAATGCCGGCGAGGATCGTTCGCAGGCCATGTTCGGCAAGGGTGCTTTCGCTTACACGATGGCACCGGTTAGCGCGCTGCAGGGTCAGATCCCGGCCGCTAATATCCTTATGGACGCCGGTGCGGTGCTGGTGGAACTGTCCCGGGACGCGGATAATGGACTTTCGAAAGCCATTTCCACGATTTTCCCGGCTGTAAGCGAGGCCGAAGATCTGCGGGCTTGCGAGATCGTTAGCGACGCCTAGTCGCATTTCTGAAGGGGCTGGCGGTGGTATCCCTTTTCCGCCGCCAGCCCCTTTCTACTTAGGGGAAGATATGAACCAGACAGTCCATTTAAACAAGCCTAAGCGCGACGTGCGGTCCGCAGAGACCCGCGAAGGGCTACCGATTGCAGGCCGGCAGCTCCGGCCGCAGGCGCGCTATGTCTACATCACTTATCCAAAGTCGTGGGAATACGTGGAGGGCTACGGGTTTCTGCCGGTCCTGAAGCGGATCGTTGCAAAGCCCGGCGCTAACGGTGTCGGCCGCAATGGAAACGTGTCCCGCGCGGTAGCCTCCGCGGTAGAGATGGGCGCGACCTACATAGATCCCAAAGATAGCCGCCTAGGCGAATTTCAGGACTACGTGCGCTACTATGACTGCGACACGGGTGCGCGCTGGTATGTGGATTTCTCGCAAGAGGCGACGATCCTACCCGGCGGCGAAATCATCTGGAATTCTGCGGAAGCAAACGCGGAGGTAATCAAATTCCGCGCGCACCTTCGCGATAACCAGATCGTTCCCGGCCTTGCCGCGGGCGTTTATCTTTGGCTACTGAATCGCGAGCGGAACAGACACCGCAACGTGTCCAGCCGATCCGGGTTGAATCCGCACCTAACCGCGCAAGCGGACGCGCTGGAAGTCCGTATTAAGGCAATGGAGACAGAGTGGGAGCGCATGCAGTCCGGCGCAATCGCGAAGGCCAACAAAGACGGCACGGCCCGCAAGCCGCGCCGCAAAATCGCAGAGGTAGACTGAATGGACAAACTCACTTGGAAGACCAGCATTCGCGCAGCTCTGCGGATGGCCGAAGACGGCCACGGGCTAGCGCAACGCTCGCTAAGGGCGGGCGGCGCCGATCGGGCCCGGTATGCATCCGACGCCGCGTTTGCACTGAAGGCCGCCGCGGAGCTCGCCGGGGCGGCGGCCGCGGCAATGGCGGAGGCTAAGCCCGCACCGAAGCCCGCACCGAAGCCCGCACCGAAGCCAAAGCCCAGCAAGGCTAAGCCCGCCGCCCGCAAGGGTAGAAAGTGAGTAGCGAGCGCGAAGGCCGGCGCGATCAAATAGACCGGACCGCGCGAGATATGATCCGCCGCGGCGCCGCGCCAGACTATGCTAAACGAAAGGCACGGGAGATAGCGATCCGGGCCGATACGCGCGAAGATAAGAAAGCGCGGAACCCTATCAAGTGAGGCGATAGAATGGCGGAAACCCTCTGGTCTGCACGTTGGACGGGCCCCAGCATGATCGAGCGCGGAAAGGCGCAAGAGGTCTCTGTATCTATCGAGCTGGACGGGGCCGCCGCTTCGGTAACCTCTGCGACCTTTACGCTATACCAAGCGGACGGGGCGACGGTGGTAGACGCTACCGCGGCCGCGGTAGCGGCCGGCACGGTTACCGGTACGATCGCCAGCGGAGACACAACAGGAAAGACCCTGGGCAAGGCATGGCTGGTACGCTTCGATGTTACGATCGCCGGCTCCGTTTTCACTTTCTATAATGATGCCGTTTTGTGCCTTGCCCGGCTTTATTGTCCCATCGCGCAGACCGATCTGGTAGCCCGTCATTCGGACGTGGCCGCGCTTGTGTCGGCTTCAAAGGGAAACCTGCAGGACTACATATCGTCGGCATGGGCTGAGCTATTGGGCCGTCTCTATGCGGACTCCGTGCCTTTCTGGCAGATCCGGACCCCGTCCGCGCTCCGCGAATGGATGTTCGCTCGGAGCTTTGCCCTAATCTTCCGGGACTATTCGACCCTGCTAGACCCGGGCGATCGGTACATGGAACACGCCGATCGGTATGATGCGCAGACCGATAAGGCCTATGACCAGATCCGGAGCCGGATCGATATCGGCGAGGATAATAAGCTCGAAGCGGAGGCTAAGCCGATCGCGCCGATTATCATGCTGACCAGTGGCCCGCGGCGGTACAGGTGACAAGCGCCGGCGCACTTGACGCGGTAGCGGCCCGGCTGGTAGCCGCAGGTCTAACGGAAGCCCGTTCGCCTTTAGGCGTGCGCAATGAGGCCTCCGGCAAGATCGATCGGTCTTTCAGCGTCAAGCCGAAGGCTACCGCGCTAACTCAGCGAGGCCGGGAACGGCACCGGCTCCGGCTTTCGTTTCTGGTAGAGCTCGGCCACCGGCTAAAGCCGTCAAGCGGTGCGGATGCGCCCGATCAAGCCTTGACCGATTACGAGGCCGCGATCCGGTATCTAGCCGCGGGCGGCACGACCTTAACGACCGACGGCGCGATCGACTTTGGGCCGGCAGCCTTTACCTATGCGGGCGGCGGTGCTTTCATGGTTACAGCTTTCGATCTGGCTGTGTCTTTCGATCTCGATCTGAGCATCGTTTAGCGGTGGCGGTAGAGCTGCTAGTTCGGTTGAAGTCGATCGAAGACTACATAAAGCGGCAACACGGAGGGCCCCGGCCGATAGCCCCGCGCGAGCTTGATCAGCTTGCGCATTGGTCCGATCGAATGCTCGAATACATTAAGAGCCGGTGGCCGGTAGACACCGGGACTAGCCGCGATCGGTGGACCTATGAGCTCGATCCGTCATTCGGCCGCATTGGGATCCGTATTGAAAACCCTATGTACTATGCCGAGTGGGTGCATCATCGCGGAGGAAGTCCGGAGACGCCGCTATGGGAAACACTGGTTCCGGAAGCCTTCCAGCTCATTAAAGAGCCAATGCTAGTCGCCGTCCGAAATCAGGTAGATCTAACTGAGCGCGCGATATCCAGGCGCCGCGCGTCCGGTGTCGCGGACCGCCGCGCCTTGCTCGATATCCTCAGCGATCCGGAGCTATCGGATATCTTTGGGGGCATCTTTGGGTGATTCGGCCTCAGTAGAGATAACGATCGGATGGGACGCCGATCGCCTTGAAGGCATTATGTCCGATGCTATGGCGCAGATTATGCGCGAGCACCGCGAAACGATGCTTAACGATATACGGAAACAGTGGAGCGGCTGGAAATACAAAGGCCGCAACCCGCTATCAGTGGGCCGTTCCCGCGCCGGATGGAAAGCAAGCGAGCAAACGACCGAAGGCAAGCGCGAAATCATCCTAGAGAATGACGCGCGCGGGTACTACAGCAACAAACCCTACTCCGCGCATGTAGCCCGCACAAAAGGCGGAACGCAGGAATGGAAGATCGTCCGGCAAAACCTGTTAGAATCCAACGTACCTGCAATGATCGAAGACTTAGAAGCCGCGATCATTGCTGGACTGCATACGGACGGCCCGCCGAAACGGGTTCGAAAAAACAAATCCTCTTCCTATAAAACGATATCTCTGGAGGCCTAAACCATGGCACGCTCTACAGTTGTAAAGGTGGCCCGCGATGGCCGCATAATCCTAAGCGATAACGGCGCTAACACGCATACAGTAGCCTATGAAGACGGCGACTTTTCGTTGTCTCCGGAAAAGTCAGAGCGCGTCGTTATTCGCGATCGTGGGCAAATCGTAGGCCTCCGGGCCGGAGACGATACAGTACCGACCTTCAGTTTTTCCGTATACCACCGGGATTTCGTAGACGCTGCGGACACGACGATCATAGACGTTATCGAGAAAACCGATTCAGCGTCTGCATGGGTCAGCACCGGCGGAACGGGCTTCGAGCAATATCTAGTCGATCTGGAGTTTGCCGCGGAGGGTACCGATCACGGTGACACCGGCGATCACAAAGTGACGATGACAAAGTGTCTGCTCAATTGGGAGTTTTCCGAAGGCAAAGACGGAAACAAGATCAGTGTCTCCGGGGAAGTCTACGGCACTGTTGTACGGACTGAGAGCTAGCAATGACTGAGATCGAATTGGGGAAGCTGGGAGCGGTGGCGGTCATTAAGCCGCGATCGTTCGCTGCGATTAACGATCTATGTTCGGAGTGGGTAGATATCGCTGGCCGGGCGAAATTGGCGCGGCTTTGCGGAGCTGCAGTCGGTATCTGTTGGGACTTTGATAAGCATCCGAAGGGGCCGCCGCGGTACGCTATCGAGGCTGCCGATCCGGTAGCCTACGGCGGCGCGGTTATCGATTGGCTGTATGCTCAGGACATATCGCCCGCGCTGGTATACCCGGCCGGGCGCGAGCTAATCGAATGGCTCTTCGGCCATATTCCGACAGAGATCGAGGTCTCCGAAGCGGAGGATTTTTCCGAAGGGGAGTCGGAACGGTTGACCGCATGATCCTGCGGATTGAGCGGGATTGGGGAAAGCATCCGGGCTGGTTTGCTACTCTGCCGAAGCATAGTCAAGTCCGGCTCTTCGCTGATTATCGTTTAGAGCACGAGGATCCAAAGACGCGCGAGCGAAGATATCGCACCGCAAAGCGCGCGCGATTCGATAAGATACGGAAAAGGGCTGGGGCCCAAGGCACCGCAGACGGAGGGTAGAACATGGCCGGAGACGTAAAGATCGGGATCTCTGTAGACGCTACCGCGGCGAATACCGGCTTGCAGTCCATCGGAAAGAACCTGGATAGCGTAGCGAGCTCCGTGCAGGGCACAACAAACGATCTACGGAAAGGTCTGGACGGAGTCGAGCAAAGCGCAAAGAAAGCGAGCAAGGCACTACCGAAGGTCAGCACGACCTCTGCCAAAGCGGGCGCGCAGGCCGGAGACGCCAGCAAGAAAACCGATAAACTATCAGACAGCCTAGACAGCAACGCATCTAGCGCCGGAGAAGCCGCGTCCATTATGGGCGGCTTCGCGGGCGCGTTATCTGTAGTATCGCCCCGCGCCGGCGCCGCGGCTTCCGCACTTGGGGCGCTTACGAGCGGTCTGGAGGCCGCCTATAAGTCCGCTTCAAAAGCGGCGGGCGCATCGTTAAACCTTACAGCCATATTGGGCCCGATCGGTGTAGCCATTGCCGCGGGCGCTATCGCATGGCACAAATTCAATAAAGAGCTGGAAGAGGCTGAACGGCGAATGGGCGCCGCCGCGGAAAAGGCCGCAAGGCTTGCGGCTATTGCCGGTCGTGTAAAGCCTACACAGGCGGAGCGCGCGCTTAAATTGGCGGTCCTGCAAGGCCGCGCGGACGTTAAAGAGCTGGAAGCCTTCAAGGCTAAACAGGTCGCCGCGGGCGAATATAAAGACTTTAAGAAAGAAGCCCACACTGAGCTAATGGCCTCCATTCAGGCCCTATCGGCGGTGGAGGCTGAACAGGCCGCGCACCGTAAAACAATGGCCGAAGATCTAAGCATGACGGACGTCTTGCTAGGCCGCAAAGGGGAAGACGTATTCTTTCCAACAGCAGGCGCGTTGACCGCGAAAGCGGATCTCGAAAGGCTAACTCCGCAAGTCGAAAGGCTAACGGCGGCCCGGGATAAAAATAAGGCAAGCCTAGGCGCGCTTGTGGTCCGCGAGAGGGAAGAGGCGGCGACGATCCTTCTGATAAATAAGCTAGAGAAAGAGGCCTCCGCCGCCGCAAAGAAGCGCGCCGAAGACGATTCGAACGCCAACAAATCAGGCGGCCGGCGCGCCCGAATTGAGACCGATCGACTAAAGCGATTGCTCGAAATGAAAACGGCAGTCCAGGCCTTGGAGGCTGCGCAGCGGACGGCTTTTGTTGAAGGCCTAGACGGTGAAGAACAGCTAAATGAAAAGTTTAAAGATCGGGCGGATGTACTCCGACAGGTGGCCGGCGAGCATGTAAGCAATTCAGCCGTTGCGCAGGCCTTAGCGGACGCGGAACACCAAACGGAATTGCTACGGGTGCAAGAGGTCCGGGATCTGCGCGAAGAGGATCGCGCTAGCGCATTATCTGCAGTCGAGGAAGAGCGACAAAAGCGATCGGACGCGCACGATCAACGCATGGCCGAAGACCTCGCCCATAGGCAAGCGATAGCCGGCGGCCTCCGGGATCTAACCGGGAACACGGCGCAGCTATTCGATGCGCTTAGCCAGAGTGTTAGCGGCATGGATCGCGACATGGCAAAGCGGCTCTTCAACGTATCCAAAGCCTTTACGGTTAGTCAGATCGGACTGAGTACCGCAGAGGGTCTAATGACCGCGGCAGCTCTACCGCCGCCCGTGGATGCTATCAAGGCTGCCGCAGTGATAGCCCAGGCCGGCGCGTCTTTGGCTATCGTGGCCGCCCAAAAGCCGTCATTCCACGCGGGTACGGGTATGGTTCGAAGCCCGGGGCAGCGGCGCGAATTGAATGCGCGACTGCGCGCAGGTGAAGCCGTATCTACTCCGCTCGGAGCCGAGATAATCGGCCGCGGCAATATCGAGCGGGCTAACGCCGGGATCGGCGGTAGCGGTGGCGGCTCGCCGGTGGTCTTCCAATATGAGCACCGGGTATTTTCGCGATTCATCCGCGATAATGCCAGAATGCGCGGACCGCTTTCAAGCGAGATAAACAGAGGGAAGAACACAGGGCATAGGGGCTAGCAATGGGAGTAGATAAGACCGGCAGCACCTATAGAGGCCTTTTGATTCCGGATCCGCGTGTCACCTATAAGGGAACCTTTCAGGAGACCCTATCGACCATGACGGAGGCCGGGCCCCGTGTCGGTGTACCCCGGGCGACTGTAGATACAAATATGATTCTACAGACCAGCGGTTCGCAAGGCGCCGCGGGCGATATCCGGATCGAGTCGCAGTACTCAGGACACCCAAAGAATAACGGCGGCGCCTTTCTATGGCATAACGGCGCAGACACGGCGACCCTAAAGCACCGCGGCTGGGAACCACCGTGGACGGTTACCGGAATGGAAGTCGTGAAAAATCCGCAGGTAGGGAGACAGCGCGCGGTCAATTTCGACGTATTGACAACCGATAACGATACCTTGATAGCGGCCGGCATTCATCCGACTACGGCCGGCGCTACGTCTTCGGACCCATGGGAGATCCTATGCTGGTCTAAGGCGCCCGCCGCTTCCGTTTGGACTGAGACGCAGATCGCGGAAAACGGCGACCTAAGCGAAGGGGCCCGGATTGAGTCCGCCCGGATCGACGGATGGGGCTCAGCGGGCGCGAATAATGGCCCGGCCTTGCTCGAATTGCCGGACGGGCGGATCCTATGCTTTTTTTGGGTGCGGATTTATAAGGCGTATATCTCCGGCCGGGATCGCGATTTCTGGCAAATCCGGGTGCATGTATCCAAAAATAAGGGATCGACTTGGAGCCTCTATCAGGAGCACGCGCTATCAAATCCACTAGAGCAGCTCCACGATACAGCCGAAGACCATCATCCGGGCCGGCTTAGGGCAGCGTACAAAGACGGCCAAGTGCTGCTACTGGCTACCATCCGAGACGAAATAGCGAGCGCGACCCCGTCCGGCTTTGTCGGGACTAAAACCGGCCGGACGATCGTGGGGCAGTGGGCGAGCTCTTCGCTCGGAGCGGGCTTTGAGCTGATAGAAATATGGGAGGGTACCGAAGCGCAGTCCGGCGGCTTTTGTGATGTTGTGACCCATGGCGGCAAATTTATAGTTGCCTATGTACACGATCCTAACGTTCAGACGATCGAGATCCGGAAGATCGGGAGCGCGTTTCAAAAGCTAAGCGCGGCGACCCGGATCGCGGTAGCGGATACCGCAGGCGCCGGCGAGCGCGACGGGGGATCCGCCGGGACAGGGCTACCGGGCCCGGATTTTTTCGAGAAAGGGGAGCTTTCGCTTACCCGGTCTCCGGATGGGAACCTCTACTTATGCTTTGTGCGTTTGGGGTATTTCGCTCCCACGATCACAAAGCAAATAGCAACGATCCAAGTCTCATATAACGGCGGCGATGCGTGGGAGGATGTCGGCGGCGCGTGGAATGCATACGCCGGATCGAATTGGGACGCCGGAGACGGCGGCTTTATGGCCGCAAATTATGATTTTGGAACGGCGTCAAAGCTACATATTCGGGACCGGCTCCGGCATATCGCCGCAACGTGGCAACGCGGGCGGCTGGTATTGCTGACCTCATATGATGCCACCGATCCGGCCGCGACACCGGGCGATGAGCAAGCCGGGCCCCTGACAGAACAGGGTACCTATGCGCTCTATTTGGGCGGCTATTCCACGCTTACCCTCGGATCTACAGTGGGCACGGCGCACCTAGAACGGCGCGCTAATTATCGGGAGCACTGGTATCCCTTTACCCATCCGGAGGGGACCGGCGATGCATGGGCAAAGACCACCGGCGGAACGCAGGCCGCTACCCTAAACGATGACATAAACGATCAACCTTATATAGAGCTAGTCAGCGGCGACGGCGGAGGGGCTAC